GGCGTTTCACTTCTATACAAAAAACCGTTTTGAGTAACATTGCGTTTTTGTATTCGTATTGCGTCGTTCTTATTTTTGTATGTTGCCCCACGTGATGAGTTGCATGGCTTACAAGCCGGCACAAGTCCATCGGCTATCGAGCCGCCGGCATCGTGCTCAACAAGATGATCGGCCTCCGTTGCTTTATTTTTCTGACACCAATGACACAATGGTTCATCGCGTAGGAGTTGATGCCTTGCGTCTTTGTAGGCCTTGGTGTCGTACTCGGAGCGTGGACGTGTCATGCTCCCGCGCCTTCGGCTTGGGCTGACGCGGCGCAAGCGCCTTGTCCTCGTGAGTAGTAGTAGTTCATCATGTCGGGCTCGAGTCTGTTGAGTTGGGTTTGTTAACGGTATGTAATGCCGGCACGTTAAAGCCTAATGCGGTAATGCTCACCCACGGGATGCACTCACTCCGTACCCTTGCACTATCTAGCCGATTATGTTTACGGCTCGCTCCGTCGCTTCGCCTAACGCATTTCGGTTGCATGTTTCAGGACGCGACGATCTACCCACGTTGCCGTGTGTTACCAACTGCCGTGCGAATGGCTTAGGTCGATGAGACTGATGAAGTTGTGCGTCCCTTGAGACTTAAATATTGGGAGATCCAGTTAATGTCGGCTGGTCGCCATACCCATACGACGGCGCCCTGTTGGAGCGTTGTAATCCATCGTGATTGGAGCGGTGAGATCTTGCCTTTATCGCTTTTGAGTTCTGCGAATATAACACGGCCCGAAGGGTGTGCGAGCACAAGGTCTGGGAAGCCGTGATCGCCTAGTTCATGGGTAGCCCAGACGCCGCGTTTGTTCATAGCCGGCATCGGATGATGCACTAGCCATCCGTGCATCTTGGCAAGATTGATCACAACCTTTTGGAAGTCTGATTCGGTCATGTGCGCGCCTGTTCAATAAGCACGTCGCGTTCTAAGGTTAGGAATGTAATTTGGGCTTTAAGTTCGTCAATGCTGATAAGTAGGTCTTGGATCTGATAGTGCTGATCCCTAAGACGTTGGGTTGAAAGCCATTGTGTAAAAGCGTTGTACTCGATCATTTAAGACGGTCTATAACGGTAGAGGCTTGTGCGCCTGTAAGCGTCTCTAGGACGACGTCTTGCACTCCTAACGTCCCGTGGATGAACTCCAATAGATCGAGATCGTTTAGTTCTTTGCCGCGAGCCAAAGCTTTAAGAAAGCCGATCTGTTTAGGTGTAGCGAATTGCCCAGACGAGGAGGCGTGGGTCTCATCCTTTGAGGAACTCCCCGTCCGGGACACTTTTGACATTTCTTCGCGTGACGGCCGTTTGCCGTGTGTCGCGTAGCCGGCATTCGCCAACGCGCGGCCAATGCTTGATGTCTCACAATTCTCAATGTGCGCGGTCTTATTGACTGGCGATGAGCCACGGACTTCTTCTGCGTAGCCTGTTGCCTTGGGCCATGTGTCTATGAACTCAAAGAACACTTCGGCGCGGAAGATCACTTGATCTCCGTCTTGCGCAATGAGTGACGTGGCGATGCGGCCGTTCGGGTGATCTGCCCAGAATCGAATAAGGCGATCTTCTACTGTTTCGTAGTTGCTTAGATCGAATGCCATGTCGGGTGTCCTTCAGTCGGTATGAGTGAGCGAATTGTACACGTTGAACGCGGCGCGAAGTTGATCCTCGGTTTGGAATGTGCGCGTCTCCAAGAACACTTCTACGGCCTTGGCAAGATCGTCAATTGCTGCCTTCTTGACGCTAGAGCGCGTGACTGCTGGGAAGTCAAGTCTCATTGCGGCGCCGTGTTCATCTCGGTAGCCGTAGTGCATGTAGATCTGGGAGCCGTTGCGTTCTTGCTTCAATGCGAACACCCAGCCGTCTTTGTGCAGCGCTGAGAGTGCGCCTGATATCTGGCCGTGATGTAGCCCTAGTTTGCCTGCTAGTTCTTTCCACGTGTAGCCAACTTTGCATCCTTGCAGCGTTTCTAAGATCTGCTTTTGCCGTGATGCAGTAACGCCTGATGCGTCTTCGAAGATTGCGCGCGCCTTTGATGTTTCTGAGCCGGCAACGTGGCCTGAGTGTCCGTTGTATGGGAGCGAAGGATGGAATAGGTCGGTCATGAGTGGGCCTCCAATGCTTGAATTGCTTTGTCGAGTGTTGTGATGTCGTAGAGCGGCATCGGTACTTCTAATGTGAGCGAGTTGCGTAGTGCGCGTACTCGTCGGATGAGATCGGCGTGTGGATTTGGTGTAATGATTTCGTCAATAAATGCAAATAGTTGTTTTCGCATTTCTTCGCTAATGCCGCTTTCGGGATAGGGCGCTTCGTTCACTTTGCAGTCCTCCAAGGATTCCAGCCTGAGTTTAGGTATATGGCATGGGTAGCACGAAGTGACGTGGTGGCGTTAAATAGGTCGGAGCATTCGTCCAAGATCCCTTTGGCTTGTAGCCATCCGATTGGCCATTGCGAATTAGGTAGGCACCAGAAGCCGTTGATTTGTGTGAGGCCGTAGGAGCCGCCCATCGGGTCGTCGATGTTGTGCGCGTGTGGGAGGCATCGGGATTCGCGGTGCATGACCAGTTCAAGCGTGGCCAACTGGTCGGCTGGGAAGCCGAGATCAAGGGCTAATTGAAGCGCATCGTCACACGTGGCGATCGTCGTGATTGTGGTGGTCGTAATCGGGACTGATGCCGGCACGACAACCTCCACGGGTGGCACTTCAGAAGGCTCTGGGAGGCTTCTAGCAACGCCTAGGAACGCCGTAAGCGCCCATAGGCTACCGATGACGCTGATGATGATTTGTGGGGCTGTAATCATTGTTTCTCCAGTTCGTAGGGTGGTGACCATGAGTCGCCCGTGGCTGTCCGAAAGGACATACGGCCGGCTAGGTATTGCGCCTCGGATCCGCCGTTCATAAAGATCTGCACAAGGACTTCTTGGCCGTTGTCAAGAACTGTCTTGAGCACCAGATAGTCGAAGATTTGTGGATCGGTCATAAAATGGCCTTTCGTCGGTAATCCGACCTTAGCCAAGACTTCCCTAGTAGGGGTGGATTTCCCCGAATGCCTTTAGGAATGCGGCTTTGACGAAGATTGGGGAGTCTGCCGCTTGTGGTGTGATCTCGATATGGAACCAGTCTCCGCCGGGTGCGCCCGTGACTGTCGGCTTGCTGTATTTGCTCCACGCCTGCCGATCGCATTTCCACGCGCGGCCGAACGGTTGTGGGAAGTAGTCGATGATCATTTCTATTCCGAGATCGTTTGCATTGGCGCAAAGCTTCTCAATCGCTTCTAGCGCGTCCTTACGGTTTGCCAATTTTTTGGATGCGCTTGGACGATACGAGAGATCGACGGCGCGGCCTGTCGCGTGTACCGAGAGCGATTCTTTGCCGCGCATATTGCGAACGCCATAAGAACCGTTATCCCATAAAGCGCCTTGGCCTAGCCAGATAACTTCTTTGATAAAGGCGTCCATGCCGGCACGTCGTTTAGGTGATGCTCCGTCCGTGTTGCCCGTGTACGGCCTAGCGCCGACAATTGGCAGCGGTTGGGCTTTAGGCTTCGGGAGTTTTGCCGATGCCATAAGCCTTGTTCTTTGGGTTGACGTAGCCAATAAATAGTGGTGCTACTGCTGCGATCGCTGCACCAAGTAGATCGTTTGGGTCGGTGTTGCCTGACATGTAGAGCGCGACTGCTGCTGCAATGGCGCTGTTGATGTAGGTAGAGATCATTGCCTTGTCACTTGGTTTCATCTGTTGCTCCTGTCTGTTTTGTTTTTTTCATTCCGTTAGATGCAAGTAAGCCGCCTAATGACCCGGTCAAGAATACGACGACGGTCGAAAGCAAGTCTATGAAGGCTGCGTCGTTTGGGGCTTGCTCAAGCGGCTGGTTTACGAATAGCAGGCCGTATACGAATCCAAGCACGATGGCAGCAAAACTGATCGACATGGTGACGCCGACGATCAGAATTAATCGTGCGTGTTTATCCTCTGGCGACATCGCAAGCCGTCCTAGTAAAGCACCTGTTCGGCTCGATGTTGACTCGTGTGCTGCTGCATCCATTAAGCACCGCCGCTATGACTGCAACCATAAAAGCGAGTGCCGCATACTTAGCCCAGCAATGCTTGGGCTTCATCTGTTGTTAGTCCTAGTTTGTCTAGGACTGCTTGCCGTTCGGCGGCCTTAGTTTCGGCGGCTTTGTTGTCTGCCAAAAATGCTTTGTGTGCAGCGTCGCGCAAGGCTTTTTCGTCTGCTGTTTCGTCGCGTTCTACAGCGGTGTTTGTTGTTGCGTCAATGTCTAATACTTTGGCCATAGGTTCTACTTTGTTAATCCGTACACGCGTACGGTTCCTGTCATTGTGCCAGCGCTTACTGACATTACGAAACTGTCAAACGCCTGTGCGCTGGTATAACGAAAACCTGTGCATATAATATTCATAGCGGTATCGGTGCCGTTAACCGTTGTTGAATAAGCGTTGTGGTTTGCTATACGGCTATTTAATGGGTCGTAAAGATTTATATTTGCAACGCTTGGGGTTACTGAGTTTACAAAACCAAATTGCCAAGATGTTGTGCCTACTGTGTTGACATTATCTGTTGCGCCACCGTTGCCATAAGCCATGCGCCACCACTGGTAGTTAGCCGCTGTAATCGTGCTGCCAGCATTACGCATTTGTATATATAACTGGGCCAAAGTTGAACCCGTAACATCGACAACAAGCAAATACTCGTCGTAAGTAGATGTGAAACAAGTGTTAACCGTGACACTCGCGGCCGCGGACGCTGTGCCAGTAGCAACCAAAGTTAGCCCGGGCGTAACGCCAACAGACTGCCATGCAGAGCCGTTGTAATACTGGGTTGTATCTGTTGCTTCAATGTAAGCAAACTGGCCTTCGGCAAGTGTCTTTTCGCCTGTTCCACCAAAGGCCGCATCGCGCGTTGTCGTCGTCGCGAAGACGGGAATGCCAGAGTTGGTGATGTTGAGGTCTGCCGCTGTCAGGACTTCGCCTGCCGTATAAACGGGGACTGTTGTAACTGCGTTTGCTCCCATACCAGTACCTTACCCGAGCACGTTGTCGGAGTCGGTGATTCCGTAGATTGCGTCGTCCAAGATCAATTCAAAGACAACGATCGTAGGGCTTGTGAAGAGCGTAATGCGATGGCCCGACGATAGATCGATCTGATGTTGGATGCCTTCAATGGCTAATTCTTGGGCTAGTGACGTCGTGGTGTTTCCAGTAGTAAAGGACTTTTCTATGGTGATGGTGTTGCCGATCTCGATGACGGCAACGGTGTCGCGTTGGGCGTCTGTAAGCGTGGAGAAGGGCGTAGATACGCTTGTGTAGCGTGGCTCGGGTTCGGCTACGAGAAGGTATTGGGCGAGTTCTAGGGCCGCTGCGTCGTTGTGGACGAGCGCGTCGGAAATTGAGTTTGTTTGGATGAAGTAGGTCGCTTGGGAGGCTAGATCTTCGGCGATCTCTGGGCTAGTTGCGCCGGCATGGGTTACGGATGCGCGGTTGACGACTTGGTTTGCTTCAAATGAGATCCCTACTTGGTCGTAGGGAATATTTGTTCCGTCGTCGTGGAAGTCGGCTACGGATGCGGAGATCGTTGTTCCGATGCGGTCTTGGAATGTAAAGGTTCCGTCTCTGGCGACGAAGATTCTGCCTTGTACTGATTCGTTAATTTTGGCCATGTATGCGGCGACGGATGTTCCGTTGGGGACGGTGTAGGCGGCTGCTCCGCCGAGTAGGACAGTAGAAGCTTCTATGTTGCGTTCGCCCGGCAACTGGAATGCGTTGACTTCTGGAAGGTCTAGGACGGCTTCTACGCGTACGTTGGCTAATTCTTCGGAGACGTTGTATTCGTCCATGTAGGTCTGCGATAAAACATAAAAGCGATCGGCGCATGCGACGTTGACTTCGTCTAGGCCGCCAAGGTTAAAGTCGTAGGTGTAGTCGACGATGTAACCGTTAAAGAGTTCTTCGCCTTCTCGCGTGAGGATGACGTTTCGCATTGGGGCTAGTCCAGGCTGTGCGTTTGCGGTATCAAAAAACGGCGAGTCTTGGTTGAACGGGTTAAAGACTCCGCCGGCATAGCCGTCTAGGAGATTGAAGTTCATTGAGCCGGCTGTGAATTGGTCGCCGATGTCGCGGCGGCCGCGTGTGACGGTGATGTTTGTGGAGCCGTCAATGACCGATGCGTATTGTGTCGTTCCGTTGAGCACGTACTCGGTGTTATTGAGTACGCCTTTAGTTGTGTCGTCAAGTGTAAAGCCGTCAATGATGAAGCCCGTGTCAATGAGGAGATCGTAGGATCCCGATTGAACGATTGTGGCGGCCATTACGCGACTTGTATTTGTGCTGGGCCGTCTACACGGTTCATTGCTTTTATGGCGTTGACGACGGCGCGGCCGATGTCTGCCGACGTCGAGATGCCGCCCGTGATGTTGACGGTGATGTTCTGTCCGCCTTGGTTTTTCATGCGGTCTAATGGGATGACGGCTTCTGGTCCCTTCTCACCCACAATTGCCAAAGTTGGCGCCGTCACGATGCCTCCCGTGGCCATCATGCGTACTCCAGCGATGCCTCCAGCAGCGGCTTCTTGTGCTGCACCAATACGCCCAAGCGAGATGTGTTCAATAGTTCCCACGTTGTCAACAAACGGAATCGCGTTGTATGCCCTGATAAGCGCGTTAATTGCCATAATCCATGCGTTAGCGAGATTCTCAAAGCCGCCAATAATAAAATTGATAACGCTGTTGACAATGTTTCGGAAACCCTCAAACTTTTTATAAGCAATTGCGATTCCGACAACAAGTGCTGCTACGCCTGCCGCAATAATGGAGAACGGATTGAGGGCCATTGCAAAGTTTACGGCCATGATTGCCGTGGCAATAGCGCCGATAGTGCCGGCAATAGCCAAGAAGACGCCGGGGTTGTCTTGGGCCCAGTCTGCAAACTTTTGGATTACTGGAAGGACGGCTTCAAATGCTGGAAGAAGTGCGGCGCCGACCGATTCTTTAGTTTCGTCTAGTGAGTTTTTAAGGATCTTCATGCGGCCTGCGGCAGTCTCGGCGGCTGCGGCCGTGGCTCCTCCGAAGGTTCCGCCAAGGACATTCATCACGTCGTCAAGGCTTGCGCCGTCTTTAATCATGGCTTTGATCTCTGGGGAGAGTTGGCCAAGGGCTTTGAAGTTGCCTCCGTAGGCTTTGGCAAGTGCATCGGAGACGGTCGCTAGATCCTTGCCAGAGCCCTGTGCGATGTCCTGAGCGAGCGCTAGAGCGGTGTTGGCTGTAGTGATGTCCTTAGTGCCTACAAGAAGCGCTTGGAAGGCTGGACGGAGTTCGGAATCTGCCGTGCCAGACGCCCTCGACATTGCGGCAATAACCTTTTCTTGAGAAGCGACTTGTGCGTCGGTTGCTCCCGTGACGTTCTGCATGACGAGCGCAAGGTTCGCTTGTTCGGCTGCGTCCTCCATAGCGGCTTGAGTCGCTCCTACAAGTGCTACGCCTAAGCCGGCAACGGCGGCGGCCGCTGGGAGTGCTGCCTTCTTGATTGCGAAGTTTGCCTTTTCGCCAAAGGTTTCTAGTTGCTTAAATTGGGCGATCGCTTTTTTGGCGCCCTTGGGATCGTATTCGCTGATGATTGGGAGGATGACGGCCATGGGTTTACCTTGCGCTTAGATCGCGGCTCAAAGCTTCTCCGACGCGGTCAACGATTCGCGCCATTTCTACTTCAAGTTCGCTTTTGTTTGCTTCGTACTGTTTCCACACTACTCGCGACGGTGCACCGTACTTGGCTGTTAGTGCGGCGCCCATGCGATTGCTTTCCGAAAAGTCGAAAAACGATGCGGCCGCGCCAAGCCATTTGACGGCAAACGTGGAGAGGTTTACTTTGCCACCAAAGACTTCTTTGGGCGCTTTGGTGTTGATGTATGCCTTCACGGAATGGTCGGTCGGCCATGGGAAGACTTCGTATTGGCCACGGAGATTCCATTGGCGTTGCCATCCTGATAGCGGATAGTTCAATGGAATGGCCGACTGGATGTCCGAGACCAGCCCAGCAGTAACGCGCTTGTAGTCCTTGGTGATGTCACGGCGAAGGACTTTGTCGATCTTGTTTAGATCCTTAAGCGCTTGGCCTAAACCGAACACTTCAATTCGTGCTTCTACTCCGCTCATTTGCGTCCTTTTTTGCTTTGGTCATTAAGGACTCTAATGATTGTTTGCAGGTCGCGCGCGTCAAATGAATCCGCATAGAACGTCGGAGCCCATCCCGTCGCGACTACCAGTTCGGCTAATTGCCGGCGGTAGCCGCGTCCGTAGGGTTTGGATCGGTTGCGTCCTCCGCTGCGATCTCGACGTCTGGGTTATCCTTCAACCATTCGCGCCAAGTCGCTGGAAGCTTCTCGCCCTTAATGACAAGCAATGTGTGTACCCAACATGCTAGATCGGATGCACCGATGCCGCGTCCGTCTGACACTCGACGATTCTCTAGGCGTTCCCATTCGGCAATAACGAAGAGGTTTGTCGATAGTTGTTCTTTGACTTCTCCGCGCGTGAGGCTGAGTTTGATTTTCATGGTTCTCCTTGTGTCGGGCCGAGGACGGCCGTGATTATGGGTTGGTTGTATCGGCTGAGTAAACGCCGCCCATTAGCGTTATATCGATTGACTGCAATTCGCCGAGCGAAGCCGAGATGACTGGCAACGATTCTAGGTAGCAGTTTGTCAATGTGAAGCCTGGGTTTGTTGCCGAGTCGACTGCGTTAGTTGGCTTGACGATGACGGTTGTTTTGGTGCCGACTAATGGTGCGAGTGTTGCATAAGTGGCGCTGGTTGCGTATGAAAGAAAAAGAGTTAACGTGCATTCGTTGTCTTCAAGGCCAGCCGTAAAAGTGTTTGCTGTATCGCCGAAAACGGTGTCATTTAGAGCCGTCACGGTGCGAGTCAATGTGGCAGATGTACACCACCCGGTGAGTGCCGTTGATCCCAATGTGACGGTTGGATTGGAGAGGATAGTTGAG